ATTAGGGAAAAATGGGGGGAATTGTCACAATTTCTTGATATTTCGTAACATTTCGGTGATTATTGACAAAATGCCCCCGATATGGTCCACTCCTACCCGCCTGCTACCCCCTGGAACCCCTGGAGCCGGTCCAGAACCGGTCCAATGGACTGGACAGACCCCTAAAACCCTGTCCCTGACTGCTCCCGGGGCCTCGCGTACCTGTCGTTGATGCAGGTACGCAGGAAATGGACACAAAAAAAGCCCCCGGAGGGGCTGGGGATCGGTGTTTGGCCTGGTGCTAGAGCTTGTAGAGGCAGATTCTGGACTGCATCAATGGCCCCAGGTCCCCTATGTACTCCGGCTCATCCCGTTGTGTGACCTCCCACACCTGCCGGCCCTGATCGTCCCGGTGGTGGGCGGCGTAGGCTTCGATCCAGTCGAGGATATCGGTCAGATCCTGCCTTCCGGCTGTGATTCTGGCTTGAATAGAGTCTCTTCCCATGGTGTCAACAAATAAAAAAGGGTAAAAAAGGGTAGTTAATGCTTACTCCCCGGGGATGTGCAGCTCCTCGGCCTCTGCCTCGGTGATCTGGTCCCGTAGGGTCGCGATGATCTCCTCCAGCTGGCCGGATCGGGGCTGGCGTGACTCATCCAGGGCAGCGGCCAGGGAATCCAGCTGGTCCCAGGCCTCGGAGATGTCGTCGGACTCCCAAACGGCGTATGGCTGGCCGTACTCGTCGATTCTGTCGATGCTGAAGCGTGGCATGGTCTGGAGAGGGTAAGGGTTGGCGGGTCAGGGGTCAGGATCAGAACACGAACAGATGGGGCAGGGCTTCGTAGAGGGCCTTCAGGTTGGACCCATCGGCCACGTCCATTGCGGCCCGGATCTTGCGGGCGAATCCGCCCCTGTCGCCTCGCTCCATGGCGTCGAGTAGGCGCCAGACCTTGGGATCACCGGCGAGCATGGCGCGATAGAACTGTGAGAAGGAAAGCATGATCAGGAAAGGGGAAGGGTTGACAGGATGGGGGAGGGGTCAGGCTGTGACCTTGCCGGCGCTGGCCCCGTGGGCGTTGATGAACACATCGGCGGATGCCCCGTCGCACAGAGTGCAGGCCTGACATGTCGTCTTCTGGCCTCGCTCGATGCTGGCTGCGCAGTGGGCCATGCCCTTCGGAGCGGTTGCGCCCTTCGGAGCCACCAGAAAGCACTTCCAGCCGGCGTCACTGGCTGCCATGTAGTCTGCGAAACCGTCGCACGATGCCTGGCAGATGCCCCGGAGACCTTGCGCCCATGGCTGGCGCCACTGGTGGGTGTAGCCGGTGTGGCTGTCGCAGAATTCTAGGATCTGCTGCCAGATTTCAGCAGGGACCATGGCCGGGTCACCTGCAGCGCCGAACCGGACGGCCCGGCCGGTGAAAAGGTGCCAGTCCTGCCCGATGGGCTCATAGCTGCCCCGGTGGTAGGCATTCCACACCGACAGGGGAGCATGAAACCACTTGACGTAACAGGTGCCGTTATTGGCCCCGGAGTGGGGACAGTCGCCGCAGACACTGCGGCCCCGGTCGTCCTTGAATGCTTCGTTTGGCTTGACGTCCCGGGGGAGGATCCACGTCTGGAGCATGGTGCCGGTCTTGCCGTTGGCCGATCCCTGGCTGAGACCGGTAACGATACAAACGATTGGCGTGCCATCGAAGGGGGAGACCCCCTCCCATAGAACCCGGCCGTTGGGGTTGATTGTCATCGATTGAAGCGGCTGGCGAAGCGCCGCGAGAAGGAACTGAATTCGCCGGCTCGGTGGCCGACAAATCCAACTTAACCGATCTGCGGCAGTTGTCAAATCCGCAAGCAATACATATAGATGTCGCGTCCTTTGTGACTGAATGTAAAGCGCTTCATGAAGCGAAAGTAACACTGTTACAAACCCGTTACACAGGGTCTTTTTTTTCCTACAACGTAAAGTTTTGTGACGAGGCCGCCAGATGTCTCTCCAATTTATTTCCCCTTTTCGACCTCAATATAGGCCATTTAGGGGGATCGCGCAATAAGGAGTTGAGTCAATTTAAACTGAAGAATATCGTGGTAAATAGAGATAGTTATGCCCGTATCTCCGGCAGACTTTGAGTTTTATTCCCGGATGACCGGGCAACCCATTCCTAACACTCCGGCAGGGCGAATGGCTATTGCGCCCCAGGTGTACAACATGCGTCGGGGTGGCGGTGGTTTCGGCCGTTTTCTGCGTGGTGCCGCAAAAGGTGCATTAGCAGCAGGTGCTCTTGCTGGTGCAGGCGCTTTGGCGTTGGCTACTCAGGAAGAGATGGCTAAAAAGCCCAGTGCTCCACAGACTGAAGCTAAGCCAGACGGAAATATTGATCTTGATTCGGATGTTCCTAAGACTGTTCGAGCCAGTGCTTTGCGCGATGAAGCAGATCGTTTGACTGCAAGTGTTTTAGGTACGAATAGAGGGGCGCAGATGTCTGCCCCTGATTTGACTGCAAGTCCTTCATCCGGTGGTCCTCGAGTATTAAGTGGTGACGCACTTGATGCTGCAGAGGCAGCAGTTTTCGATGACCCCAGGGTCCTGATTGGTGAAGCTTTACAGAATCGCATCTCTGGACAAACCCAAGTTCCTCAGGCTGATCCCAACACAGCATTCGAAAGCCGTGGTGCCCAGATCGCGTCTACAAGCGAACCTACACAACCTCGCGTAGAGGTCAGACAGCAGCCTTCCTCTGGTGTCCAAGTTACTGATCTTTCTAACGTTGCAGCAACAGAAACCGGTCGCCCACAGCAAACCGCACCTGGAGTAGACACTGAAGTCGGGATAGCTCAGGAGTTCTATGAAGCTTCACCCGGCCAGAGCCCATTTCAGGCAGAGGGAGCGATGGGAGAACTCGCTCGTCAGTCTAGGCAAGTAAAACAGAGTGTTGGTGATTTGCCAGGAAGTATTCGGGGTGATGTAGCAATTTATCTGAGTAATTTAGGAAATGAAGAAAAGGGCCGAATGGCAGGCTCTGCATTCAGAACCCCTATCCCTGGAAGTTCGTCGATTGGAAGTGTCGAGTTGGATCCTCAGAACCCTGAATACATCGGTGTAAGTTACGCTAAAACACCAGGTAAAACATATAGCCAGGCAGTGACTCCGACCTTTGGTCGCGCACTGATGTCTCAAATGGACCGACTTTCAGATCCCGAGCAAAGCAAGCTCGAGCAATCAGAAATGGAGTCCATGGGCAAAATGGTTTCTGATATGAAAAAGCGAGGTTCTATTGTTCCCGAAGGGCAGTCAGCACCAGAACTATTTACTACGCCTCAAGTTCGTTCTTCTTTTGTCACCGACGGAGGCAAAAAAGTTGAAGGAGTTATGAACCAAGTTGCCAGTCGGAAACGCCAACAGAGAGAATCAGAACTGCGGGATGTAATGCGTAAAGGTGGAGCACGTCTTTCGCCTGAAAAGCAAGAAGAGGCGATTCAAAAAATGCTGACTGATGAAGGTCTTTGAATATGATTAGAAGTTAAGATAGTCGTATATAAATCTTTTACCATGTCCTTCCTCGAACCGGTCATTGCGTCTATTCTTGGCGCAGCGGTCACTGCTTTGGCGGTGTTCCTGAAGAAGAACCTGACCGCAAGAGCCATCCTTAAGTATGGCCCGTTGGTGCAAAAAGCCTACGACATCATCGACCCTGTTCTCGATAAGAACCTGGGTAATTGGAACGGCTCGAAAGTTGATAAAGCTTTTGAGTTAGCCATCGAATCTGTCTCCGATGGTGAGCTTTCCAGTGACGAAATCAAGAAGCTGGCTGTGCATATGGCGCAAGCATGGCTCCCTGGTGCAGCTGCTGAGAAAGTGCGTCTCCTGGAGCAAAGTGGCATGCCTGCTGAACAACGCAAGGCTGCTGAAGAGATCACCGCAAAGGTCAACACTGCCTCCTAATAATGGTTACGTTTAACCGAAGAACAAATCAGTCCGACGAAAAATTTCTGTCCGGAGACAAGGTCCATAAGGGGACTTTGGGGCCGAACAGAGAGAGGGACGGATTTGATGCTTTCCAAGCCAAACTCCGTAGTGAGAATCCTCGCTACGAAGATTTTTACAGTGGCAGCCGCACATTCAATGATGTTGCGAATATGTCGCAGATGAAGATCGACCAGGCTGCATCAAGCTCAGAGCCCACGTTTTCAAACGAGGGTGACAATAGTTTTGCCCGTGATTTTTTAGCGAAATATAGTGAGGGCGTTCAACGGGGATTTGTAGCCGAAGAAGAGGCCGTGGGTCCGGATAGGTTAGCTAGAATAGCTTCACAACCTGCAACAGCTGCTTCTAATGAAAGCAGCCCGGAGACTGCTGGTAAGTTCCCCGGTGCTAGCGGAGTTAATGTTTGATGAAAGAATTAATTAGACCAGCTGGAGAAGTTCTCCTTAAATTTTTAGAGTCTGAACAAGGCCGCAAAGCTTTAGGCAAAGGGGCTGAAGTAGGAATGGCGGCTGCACGGAAAGGCGGACAAGCTTTAGGCGCTCTGGGTAAGGGCGCTCGTGATGTTGCATCAGAGGCTGTTAGTTCAGGCGTTCCCAAGTTTGCGGAGGCCTTTGCTCAGAACAAAGGACCTATCGGAAACCTGGCTTATAAAGCAGGTAATTTGACGGACGCTCAGATTGAAGGCGCGGCATCTTTGGCAGGGCAAATCGCTAAGCCTGTTGCTCAGGGGGTCGCCGTCCTTGGAACCGGCGCTCTTGTCGGTGGTGCTCTGACAAAACCAGAAACTGCTTACTCCGCAGCAATGAATACGATCGCTGCCCGTGAGGCTTCGGCCTACGGAATCATCGATGCCAAGCTCCAGGCGGATGCAGCCCGCCAACTCGGTAACCAGGAACTCGCCGCACAGAAGTTCCAACAATCACTCTTCTTACAGGAGCAGCGCCAGCAACACGACATGATGATTGCCCAGGCGCGTGCAGAGGCTCGTACTCCGCGCAATCAACCAATGTCCGGAGCTGGTCTTTTTGACCCCATGGCGATGGGACAACAACTCCTCGGTTCAATTCCTCAATACTAATTAAGCATGGGCAACAATTACTTCGGCAGAGACGATGACGACACTTCAGTACGTTATTACGATACTGATGGTAATGAAGCCATTTACAAGGGTGACAACGCTCTTGACAAAGCAGTAAAGGACAACTTTGGAAAACCTGATTTCTTTGGTTCAAGTGCCACAAAAGCTGGCGTAAATTTTTTAGACAATTATCTGAAAAACCTCGATAAGCAAAGAAGAACAGACCCTAGAACAGGAGAAGAAAAAGCGAAATCCCCCCTTGCAATGGCTGCCTCTAGTACGCAGCTTGCGCCTGGTCTTACCGAACAACGGGATCCTTTCTACATGATGAAAACGGGCGGCCAGTTTATTCCCGGTTCAAAAGGAATTGGAGAACGTCTTGCGGGCGCTGCAGTCGGCTTTGCTAAAGGAGCAGCAACAGGCCAACCGCACATGGCGGGTATTGGGGCTGTCGGCGGATTTTTGGGCTGATCCAAAAGTTACCTAACTTAAACTAATTAACATAAGAAGAAGTATTTAGTTATGGGACTCCCTTTAGCCGCTTTAGCGTTACCTGCAATCGGCGCCACTATGGGTGGTATTGAAGGTTACAAAAGAGGTGGTCTTGGAGGAGCGCTTCTTGGTGGAGGTTTAGGTGCTGTTACTCCTGCGGGTCTGCGTCTTGCTGGAGGTGCTCTAGCTGGTACAAAACTAGGCGCAACGCTTGCACCTGGACTCTATAAAGGTGCTAAAGCTATGGGCCTTGGTGGCGCAAGCTCATCCATCATTCCTGAAGTACAACGTCGTGCAGGACTGGCAATTCTTCCTGGTGCTTTGACAACTCTTGGTGTTGGTTTGGGAGCCCCTGCTTTAGCCGGAATGATTGGCGGTTCACTTGCGGGAGGCACAGGCCAAGCAGCAGGCAATGTCGCTCAAGCCGGTGCTGGCCTGATCGGCTACACCGCTGACGGCAAGCCTGTTTACGGCAACATCGGTGGTGGAGCACTTCCCCCTGGAATGGGACAATATGGACCAACTTCTCCTTACGGAAGCCCTCTTGATGTCCTTGGTCCCGCAGGCATGGGCCAGCGTCTTCAGACCCTGAAGGATGCACAAACTCAACGCGATGTGTTCCGCACCTTGATGCCTGAGGTGATGGAAGTCCGTGAGTCGACTGCTAAGAAGGACTTTGAGCGCAACATGGCTGCCGCTGGCATCCGTCAGAACATCAGGACTCGTGCTGAAATGCAGCGTGCTGCACAAGATGCTGGTATCCGCGCTGGGCTCGGTGCTCTGCAACAAGCGGGCACTGCTCTGACGAATCAATACCAATATCAGTGATATGAGCCAACTAAGTGAGCTGACCGAACGGTTTCTCCAGAAACGAAAAACAAACCAACAGAGGGAGGACCTTCTTCGTGGTACTGGGTACCTACCTGAGGGCTACAAACCTACTATTGGAATGAAATATGGTCCCCAAGGTATTGGGGAAAATATTGCAAACTTCTTTGGTCTTCATAACGAAACCAGAACTCAAGACCTCTACCAACAAGAACTGGCAAATGAATCGCTGCTTGTCCAGGCGCAAAAAGCCATGCTGGCGGATCAAAAAGCCAAAGTAACAGAAGAAGGGGACGCCAAGAGGGAAAAAGTCAGAACCGAAAGCGCTACAGATCTCCAACAGACATTAGATGCCATCAAGGATATCTACGCTGATGATCGTGCTGGTCGCTTAGACGAACTTCGGCTTGCAGGGCAGCTTGCGACTGATCAGTCCATCGCACAGGCGCAGGCGCTCCTGCCTTATGTCGATGCTGCTACTGCGAAAGCGGTTGAGCGTAATTTAGACGCAAGCAAGCGTTTTAGGGCTTTCAAAGAGCAGCTTCCCTCCAGCATCCAAGCGATCATGGAGTCCAAGCAGCGTCAGCAGCAACTTGCCTCCGATGCATTTGCAAAGGAAGCAGGGGCTATCGCCACTCAACAACAGGCTGCAACAGGATTCGCCGGACTTGGCACCGGACGCCGGTTTGGTTGATTTAAACTTATAACACTGGAAGAGTAATCATGGGGTCGAAACCGAAGCCGCCACCGCCGCCGACTATTGTTTATGCACCGGCACCCCCTCCGCCGGTTGTGACTCAAACGCCTACACAGGCTGTGGCGACCCAGACTGCTCTGAATGAAGTCAGCGGTAAACAGACCCGACTAAACATGGAGCTTGGTGCTCAATTAGATCGGACTAACGCTGAATTCTTCGCTGGCCAGGACATTCGACGTGGTGCAGCTGCTTCCGCAGAGGATCGTCTTACACGGCAAACACAAGCTCAACTTGAGACTGGTCTCGAGCGTGTCAGAGGTCAAGAAGAAAGAGCACAGACCGTCGAGGCTGGCACTCAGTATCGCGAAGGCATTAAGACTGCTGGAACCGAGACGCGGGCAACAAGACGAGTCGAGGGTGATGAAACCCGTCAGACAAGGCGAGTCGAGGGTCAAGAGGTTCGACAGACTGACTTGCAACGAGAGATGTTCAGGCGCTATAAAGAGAACAGGGATTTCGAACAGGCTCAGCGCCAATATCGAGCATGATTGATTGGATTCACTCTCTTACTGAAAAAGACCGTGAATCCTTTCTAGCTTTCTGCAAAAGAGCAGGAACTCCCATCCAGATCTACCTATACGCCCGTTTCTTAGGCTTCACTGGATCAATCGTTGAGTGTGACGAGTGGTCTAAGCAGGAGTATAAGAAGCGGGATTTTTCTGGCGTTCTAGAGATGGAGATTGACGCCATGACGATGGACATCTCCAAGCTGCGAGATGCGATCGATATGGGAATGGTGAAACAGGACATGGGCGCCTCGCGCATTGCGATGATGCAGAAGGAACTGCGGGGTACCATCAAGCAGTTGAATGATGAGAAAATCCTTCTTGATAAACAAGGGTTGATTCTCGCTGGTGCAGACCGTGCGATCAGGGAGATGTTAACAATCTTCCGCGATGATCCGATCGAAGGTCCACTTCAAGAGGCATCAATGGGTGTCTGGACAAAGATCTTCCAGGAAGAATCCTAAGAAAATGATTTATGGCGCTATGCTTTGAGCATGGCAGGAACAAGTATTCATAGCGTATATCGAAGAACTGCACGTGCTGCAGCACAACAACGTATCGTTAAAAAGACATCAGATATTGATATAGAACGAGCAAGGAAAGATTTTGCATATTTCTGTGATGTTGTAGGTGATAAACCGCCAGCGGAGCACCATAAAGAATGGCATAAATATCTTTGTACGGGAGAGGACAGCGAATGCCTCATTGGGATCGGTGGACCCAATATCGATATCCTCGCCCCACGAGGTAGCGCTAAATCCACGATCCTCGGCCTCTACACAGCATGGGCTGTTGGTGTGCATGCCCTGGCGCGAAAACCTTTGAAAATCCTCTACATCTCCTACACGGTGGATGTGGCCAGGCCTAAGAGCGCAGCGATCAAAAGGATCATTGAGGAGAGTAAGGCATACAAGGAGATCTTCCCCACGGTAAAGATCGCCAAAGGCATCAACTCAAACGAGTACTGGAGTATTGATTGGAAGTTCGCCGGAATCCGGACAGCAGGTGAGGAAGAGTTCACGGTCTGTTGTGCAGGTCTCAAAGGTGCTGTGACCTCCAAGCGTTCACACCTCTGCATCATCGATGACGCGATCAAGAGTGCGGACGACATCAAGAACAGGGATATCCGCCAGGCCATGGAGGACAACTGGAATTCAGTCATCGTCCCAACCATGTTCGAAGGTGGACGTGCGATCTGTCTAGGAACCCGCTTCCGTCATGACGACATCCACAACTCCACGTTCATTCCGGCCAACGACTGGGTGCAGATCGTCCAGTCTGCAATCTCTGTCGATGGAAATGGGGATGAACAGTCCTATTGGCCTGAGATGTGGTCTCTCGATTATCTGCGTGATCGACGTCGTCAAGCCCCCGTCGCCTTCAGCTTCCAGTACCAAAACCAAGTCGTACAAACGAGCGAGCTTTCGCTCTCCCCTGATCTAATCGTCAAAGGACCAATTTCTAAAGAGTTCGACTGCATAGGAGTCGGCGTTGACCTTTCCGCCGGAGTTCGTGAACGTAACGACTACACGGTCTTCGTGATGGGTGGGCGAGTGGGAGGGAAGATTCACATTATTGATTGCAAGCGATTGAGGATCATGGGGAACCTCGAAAAACTTGATGCAATCATGGAAATGATGGAGGAGTGGGGGATTGTCCATAAAGAACGAGATCAGTATTTCCCGACAGGCAATACAGTTGAAATCTGGTCAGAAGCTGTGGCATACCAGGCTTCTTTAGAGGCTGACTTCAAAAGAATCTGCCAAGGAGAGCATGGTCTTTACAATCTGAACTGGCACCCGGTCAAAGGATTCAGGGGCGACAAAGTTGCACGTTTCCGGGGAATCATGGGTCTTTTCGAGCAACGGAAAATAATTTTCAATAAGTATCGCAAGTTCCAGGCACTCACAGATGAGATCGTGAATTTTGGCGTCAGCTCACACGATGACTGCGTCGACGCTCTTGTCTGGCTTTGCAATGGACTAATGACACGAGGAAAACTAGAGTTAGAGTATTGACGATTTAAACTATAGATATTCCACGCGATGTCTCCCAGCTACTTTGAAGTAGAACTTGAGCAGGATGCTTACGGTTCTGCCATCTTGCCTTTACCAGATGAACTTTGCCACGACATGGCTCTACAACCAAACGAACGTTTTGATGTGGAAGTCGAAGACGGCACGATTATTTTCAAAAGGCTGGAAGCTGGGTACGATATTGATCAGTAGACCTTTTAAACAGAATGGGCGATAGTGCAAAATCACAGCTTGACTCTATCCTCAAGTCGGTAATTACACGCGACAGTACAGGGCCAGCGGACACCATGCTGGTGAATGCCCATCTGTCGCAGATGAAGATGTTTGGGATCCGCCAAGGGGTGGAGTTTTATCCCATGCAGGACAACTTTGGAACCCAGCGTTATGACTTCATCCAACAGGTAATTAAGTTCAATCAGCTTGATGCACGTTTAGATTCGATTTGGGATAGATTTCTTGCTTACGGAAAAGGTCTTTTTTATATCCGGCCTACACAGAAAACCTATCGAATTTACTGGTTTGACAGGGATTCATATCGCACTTACTACTCTCCCGAGGGGGACTTAGAAGAAGTAATCATCATCTATCCCTACAAAGTCAAATCCTCACGGGGCTTTGGGGGCGTAGGCCTTAAAACCGATAAGCGCTATATGCGTCTCCGCATTACAGCAGAGACTATTGAGGAACACCATAGCGAGCAGGAGATTACATTCGACAATCCTGAGATGAGCTTTGCCTTCAGTGAAAAGAAGGTGCTTAAAAACACCATGGAATTTATCCCATGTGTCGAAGTTTTTAACAATCCTGATGCATTTGGTACCGATGGTGCAGGTGAGTTTGATTTACTAGCAAATCAGATTATTGCTCACGACGAGATGGTCAAGAACATCAGGGCAAACCTGTCGTTCTTTGGAAATCCCACATTACTGTCGTCGCGGCCAAAACAAGACATTGTGGAGGCAGACGGTGGTGACACACCCCAACGGCCTAGCATCTCCAGTCAATCTGGATTCGAATCAGAGTTTTTCTTATCTAGTTCTACTTTCAAGCAAGATAATGTAACCCGTAACTCGCCCGGGTACATCGGCAAGCCTGGCACTGGCATGCGTGTTCCACGAGTGATTGCAAACTTGGAGCCAACTGACCGGGTTGGTTTCATCACGCCAAATGCAGTTAGCACTGATCAGGCGAGGTTTGCCGAACAGTTACGGAATGAAATCCGGTTAGCTTTGGGTGGTATTGATGACCTCAGCATTACCAATGTAACTGCCACAGAAATTAAATCGGCTTATGGTCGTGTAAGCGCAACCTCTCAGAAAAAATGCTTACAGCTTTATACCTACGGAATTAATAAATGCTTTGAGCTAATCATCTTTCAGGAAGAACAGATCTTCCGTAAGTCACTGGCCTACGAAAGCGGTATCAAATACCCAGAGCTGCCTGAAGATCCTGACGATAAAGCACTTGAGAAATATGATCGTGCAAAGGCTAGATACGAGAAAAAGCTACAAGCTGCAATTGACAAAGCAATTGAAGAGCAAGACATCCCAGATGGTGTTCTTGGTCTTGCCCCGGATGGTGATAGAACTGTCCTATGGCGTTGGTTGGGTCCTGTGTATGAAGATACAACACAGGATAAACTCAACCAGTCTATTTTCACCAGAAACTTGCAAGAGTTAGGTGTTGATAGCATTGAAGCACTGAAGTATCTATTCCCTTCTAAAACGGATGATGAGATCGCGGGCATGCTCTCCGGTTTCCCATTCCGTGTGGTAGGGGAAG